TTTTATTATTTTCATTATTGAGAAAATTATTAATGAGTTAGCACCGTCAATTAAGCGTATTGGGGATGAATTAAAGACATTCTTTGATACAGTTTCAGACATTGTATCTGGTGTCATTGATATCATTAAAGGTATCATCGACGTGATAACGGGTATCATCAATGGAGATATGTCCAAAATCATTGAAGGTTTCTCTAGTATCTTTAACGGGGTGCTTGAAATCGTTGTAGCTATCTTCAAGTCGTTATTGAACTTAATTATTAACATTTTGACGAACATCTGGAATACAATTATTTCAACGTTCCAGAGCGCTTGGGATGGAATTACCAACATTCTAGGTGGTGCTGGAGAATGGTTCGCTAATACATTCCAAGGAGCTTGGGATGGTGTAGTTAATATCTTTTCTAATCTAGGGCCTTGGTTCTCTGAACGTTGGAGTGATGTCACTAATGCTCTATCAAACATTGGAGCATGGTTCACGGATATGTTTCAGAAGGCATGGACTGGCTTGACGAATGTGTTTAGCGGTCTTGGTAATTGGTTTACTGGGAGATGGAATGACGTCACGAATGCACTTGCTAACGTAGCCACTTGGTTTGGAAGTATCTTCACAAGTGCTTATAATGCAGTGGTTAACGCATTTAGCAACATCGGTAGCTTCTTTAGTGGTGTCTGGTCTACCGTCAAGAATATCTTTGTCGGAGCTGGTCAAGCAGTCGGTAGTGCAGTAGGCGGAGCATTTAGAAGCGCAGTTAACGCAGTGCTTGGAACAATCGAGAACGTGGTTAATGGTTTCATTGGTATGATCAACGGTGTTATTGGTTTGATTAACAAAATCCCTGGCGTATCTCTTGGCGGTATTGGCTATGTGAGCCTCCCTCGTCTTGCCCGTGGTGGTATCGTTGACAGTCCTACTGTAGCCATGATTGGTGAGGCTGGTAAAGAGGTTGTGATGCCTCTTGAGAATACTGGGTTCTTACAGACCATGGGACGTATCGTAGGTGGTGCTGTCGTTAACGCTCTAGGTGGTGGATTGCCACAATCTGGAGGATTTAGTGGCAATGGTGACATCGTGATCCAGATTGGTGGTCATGAGTTTGGTCGTGTGGCCATCCAAGAAATCAATCGAGAACAAGAACGTGCAGGACAAGTCTTGCTTAACATTTAAAGGGAGGTAAAATGGCACGCTTAATTATTAATGGGGTGGCTGTCAAGCCTCCCAAATCTTTTCAGGTCGGTATCCAGGACATCGACGGAGAAACAGGGCGTAATGCTAACGGAGACATGGTGCGTGACCGTATCACGGTTAAACGTAAACTAGATTGTGAGTGGGGCATGCTGACTCAAGGAGAAATGAGTCAGCTTTTAAATGCCGTATCGCCTGAATTCTTCACGGTGTCCTATCCCGACCCTATGTCGGGTCAAACTACAAAGACTTTTTATGTCGGAGACAGAACAGCTCCGAGCTACTCATTTACTGAAAAATTTAAGCCATGGTCTGGTGCCAAGTTCAATCTGATAGAAAGGTAGATTTTAAAATATGGACGTATTCAGACGACAGAAATTCAATGAAGCTATGTTTGCTAAAAACCGTACTCTTGCTATCAGAGTAGGACAGTATCAATCTAGAGATATCAATGAGGCTAGTTTTGATTATGGCTATATCAAAGGCGACACCTACAAGCCAGGAGGAACGTGCGCAGGTAGTGCCAAGATTGTTTTTGCGAGCGTGATTACATCGTTTAATAAGTTAGATAAAATTTACCCAGAGATTGGCCTATTGGTTGATGGAACCTATGAATGGGTTAAAATGGGAGAGTATTTTATCAACGACATTGAAATTGACCGCAACCGTAAAACAACCAAGCTTGACCTCATGGACGGCATGTTTAAGTTGAACCGTGAACACGTCACAGACTTAACCTACCCAGCAGAAATCAGAAATGTAATCAAAGAAATCTGTTTAAAAACAGGTATCGAACTTGCCAATGAAAACATGGGTCTTGCATCCATGAATTACAGAATCGAGCAGATTCCGAAAGATAAAAAAATGACATTTCGAGACGTTTTGAGTCTAGCTACTCAAATGCTCGGGATGTCTTGTTTTTTCAACCGAGAAGGGAAGCTTGAAATCAAGGAATTGACCGACTCAGGTATCACGATCACTGCTGATAGCTACTTCATGCACGGATTGACCAAGAGTGAGATTGAGTATCAAATCGCAGGGATAACCTGTAAAAAAGATAAAGAAACGCTCACGGTCGGATCGCGTACTGGTCGCTCATTGGAATTAGATAATCTGTTCATGTCTCAGTCTGTTTTAGACAACCTCTATCACAATATCAAAGATATCAGGTACTATCCGTTTAGCCTGAATTATCAAGGGCATCTGTTACTTGATGTTGGTCAGTGGGTAACTATCAAAACCAACACAGGTGAGACGTTCAAATCTCCAGTTTTGAGTCAATCCTTCAACTTCAAAGGCGGACTTCGTGGTCGCATTAGCGCTGACAGTAAAGCTGGGAATGATGCGCAGTATTCGTATGCCGGGACTATTACTAAGAAAATTGAACAATTTAGCGAGTTTGAAAAACAACTTCAAAACCAAATTGAAGAAGCGGACAGAGGATTTGATGCCAAGGTTGGCCAAATCAAACAGGATTTCAATGATCAACTCGAACTCGCCAAAGCTAAAGCAGAGGAGAATAAGAAGGCTTTATCGGATGAAATCGACAGGCGTTTTTCAGGTTTCGATAGCAGCATGAACGAGAAACTTGAAGACCAACGAACAAAAATCGAAGAGATTCGTGCGATTGGTTCAACAGTTACTCAAACCGCTGAAGAAGCTTTAGAAGAAGCTAGAAACGCTCTTGAGTCCGCTAATACTTCTAAAGGTTTGTCTGATTCCAACTTTGCCAAAATCGAGCAGATAACAGACAGAATCAAAACACTTGTGACTAAACAAGAGGTTGACCCTCTGACAGATAGGTTGAGAATTGCTGAAAGCAGAATCGAAGTTCAAGCTGGCCAGATTATTGAGAAATTATCTCGTACCGATTTTGACAGATTGGCCAATGACAAAGGTTTTCAAAATGCTACTCAAGTCCAGAATATTGTCAAGAATTCTGTCGACGGATTTCAAAGGACCATCTCACGTATTGAAACCAAACTGCGAGATGTTATTCGTAATGATAACCTCTTGCAGAATTCGTCCATCATTCCTTCTGGAAATGGGTTAGAAGGAACCTGGATATTTAATAAATCAGGTGGTAACGGTCGTACAGAGGTTATTGAATTAAGAGATGCACCGCATAATGCCATTAAAAAGGGTATTCGCATTGTAGGAAATACGAATGGTGGAAATAAGGATATTGGTCAATCATTAGATTTAATTGTTGGCGAGAAATACACAATGTCTTGCTGGGCAAGAGTTTCATCGACAAGTACAAGTCAAAACGTCAATCTTTTAATACGTTCTTGGACCACAAACGAAACTAATCGTAGATTATTTAAATCTATCTCGAACAAAGATTGGGTTCGTTATCAATTCACATTCACAGCAGATACAGTATCTAACTCAATACAATTCGGTCAGAGCGGAAGTGGTAGCATTGAAATCTGCGGTATGAAACTTGAGCATTCTGGCCGCATGACAGACTACGATGTTAACTCTTCTGAAATCGTGAGTGTTGTAGAATTTAACGATGTACGTGATACCGTATCATCACACACCCAAACATTGCAACGACAAGACCAAGCGATTTCACAAGTCATTCAGACTGCTGACGGTCTAGTTAGTCGTGTATCTAATTTCTTGGATGACTTTAACTTAGTATATGATCCAACAAATTTCAGCAAGTGGGCCAAGAAACAAGCAGAAGCCAATGTTATCGAAGTTCAAGCCGGAACTAGGTTGCTACGAATTACCACTACTGGTAAAAACCAAGCAGTCTATCACGGGTTCGCACTACCACTTAATACATCTACATTTACGAAGGGCGAAAAGCTCAGCTATCGCATGGAAGTATGGGTGGATGTATTACCAGATGCCCCTTTAGGAATTGAGCTATGGGCATCCGATGGAGGACTTGCATCAGATAGAGTCACTCTTACGAAAACCGGAATTCAAATTATAACAGGTACGATGACTGTCCAAAAATCATCGACTAAAACAAGGGAGCTCCCTCTCGAAATTTGGTTAATGAAAAACGGACAGGTCGCAATCGGTCAGGTATCACTTATTAGAGGTGACAAACCTCCTAAACGCTTCAGCGATACCACATCTACACAAGATGTAGTCACTCAAACTCAGGTATCACAACTACATGACTCCTACGCTATCCAAACATTGACAGGTCCTGGTGCGATTTCTTCTCAAATCAATCTTAATAGCAATAGCATTCTGATTGAAGCTGCTAAAATACGGCTCAAAGGTAGAACGCTATTAGATGAAATCACAGCCATTGACGGTTATTTCAAACGTCTTTTTGTTGGAGATGCCAAAGTAGGTACGTTGAATGCTGATATCATTCGCTCGAATTCTATTTCAGCGGACAAGTTGATATTCGATACAGCTCTAGCGAAGAAGCTTGTGTCCAGCGATGTGTTTACGGACACTTTAGCTGCTAAAACAGCCTTTATCAACAAGTTGAGGTCAGTAGTAGTCTCAGCAACCTTGCTTGAAGGTTATAAGGGTAAAATCGGTGGCTTCCAAATCGGTACCCATGACAAGGACCCGACTGTTTTCTGGTTGACTGGTTCTAACAGTTTCCGTGTCGGAATGAGTGACGGTGGATGGAAAACAGGACAAACTGCACTATGGGTGAACTGGGGAAATAACTGGGGGACACCAGGAAATTATGCGTGGTTCGTGAAAAATACTGGTGAAATGCATTGTTACAACACTGCAAGATTCTGGAACACACCTGTTGTCAACGGTGACCTTCGAGTGACAGGAAAAATATTTTATGACAATAGAGCTTCAGGTGGTAAGTATGGTTTTTGGATGAACTCAACTAGATATACGGATATCGAAGCAAGTAACGGATATCTCTATCTTTATCTTGAAAACAGGTCATACGACTGGCTCACACTCAACAAAGACTTATCTGACCGTAGATACAAGACCAACATTCAAGATAGTCAAGTCTCAGGATTGGATGTTATTGAAAGTCTTAAAACGTACAGTTATCGAAAAGAATATGATGGAAAAGTTGAAGATATCTCATGTGGTATCATGGCTCAAGATGTCCGAGAAGTTGCTCCAGAAGCGTTTCTTGTCAATCCAGATGGAGCCTACTCATATAACACATTCGCTCTTGTGCCTTATCTTATTAAGGCAATTCAAGAATTGAACCAAAAAGTAGAAAGGTTGGAAACAACATGAACGAACAAGACAAGCAAATCAGCAGTCTGACAATTAAATCACTAGCTGAACGAGTCAGCACAGAAGCTACTCAATCAGCTACGCTAGAAGCTCTATACACGGTAACAGCCATGGAGCTTGAACAGATGAAACGAATCATCGAATCAGATGAAGAACTTAAAACAAAATTTGAAGAAGTGAAAGGACAAATGACAAATGGCAATTAACAACTACACCCTCGCAACTAAGCCTTATACCCGTGGTTTTGGAGACAAAACTACAACCGTTGTAGAAATTCGTTTGCAAGACGGTAACCGTTATAGCACTAACCAACGTGAATTGGCTGGTGATCGCACACAAGACCAAGAAGACGTGCTTATTCAAGCAGTTTTGGATATGGTTAAATCTGAATTAGACCCAGCAAATGCAATCGTTAAGGCTCAACAAGAATTGGAAACAGCTAAGACCAAGCAAGATGAGTTTCAAAAACTTATCAAAGCTCAACAAGAAGCAAATACAATCACTCAGCGCATGATTAAGGTCATGGTTGTCAATTCGGTTATGAGCGAAAATATCACTTATGGTACTGTCTATAAAGACCTCGTAAGTCTTTTGCCAGCTATGAAAATTGGAGAAACATACTTTGAAGGCGACTTGGTTACAATCACAGACCCTGAATACGTTGAGAAAAATGGTGAAGGTAAAGATGTTATCGTTCAAATCAACCGTGAATTCGAATATACTGGTCAATCTATCAAAGACCTTGAAGGGGAATTGTCACGAAATGGAGTGCTTGCAGTATGGCGCTGGATTGTTCCAAAAGCTGACACAATTTAGGGGTAGTTTATGCAAGATTTAGCATTTCATGAATTATTAGAGCACCTCAAAAATTTATCTTACAGTCCATACATCCATTTCTTTTTTTGGTTAATGATATTGGATATTGTGACAGGTTATATCAAGGCATTTAAAACCAAACGATTTGATAGCAAGGTGGGCACAATGGGATTGATTCGACACTTCATTGTATTTGTCGTTATCTTACTTGTGGCTATGTATGCCCGTTCACTTGGTTTTCGTAGTTTTGGGATAGCGTGGACTATGTTCTTCTCGTTCAATTATCTATTCTCGGTTATTGAGAATTGGGAAATGATTGGTCTTGCTTTCCCTGAATTTTTGAAACCTTACATTAACCAGCTAAAGAAAGATAACGCTCGTAAGATCGGGCAGTTATTGGTAAATATAGACCAAAAAGACAAAGTAGAAATCGAAGTTAAGGAGAAAGACGATGCAACAAATCAATGAAATTTTAATTAATGGTGCTATCAGCATCCTTGTTATTTTGACTGGTATCGCAGTTAAGGCTATCAAAGAATACCTCGTTCAAAAAGGCGGAGAAAAGACAATCAAGATTGTTGAGATCCTTGCTAAGAATGCAGTCAATGCAGTTGAACAGGTATCTGCTGAAACTGGTTATAAGGGCGAGGAGAAGTTGGAACAAGCTCGAATTAAAATTCGGGCAGAGCTTAGCAAGTACAATATCAACATGACTGACAGTGACCTGGATACATTCGTTGAATCTGCTGTTAAGCAGATGAATGATGCTTGGAAAGGAGAACAATAATGGATATTGATACAAGTAGATATAGAGAAGGACTTCCTCAAATTGGATACGCTCCTTATCGTCAAATTCACGCTCACTCAACTGGAAATAAGAATTCAACAGCTCAGAATGAAGCTGACTACCACATGCGCAGACCTGTTGAATCTGGTTTCTTCTCGCACGTTGTCGGTAATGGCAGAGTCATGCAAGTAGGACCAGTAAATAACGGCTCTTACGACGTTGGTGGTGGTTGGAATTATGAATCTTATGCAGCAGTTGAACTGATTGAAAGTCATTCAACAAAAGAAGAGTTCATGGAAGATTACCGTTTGTATGTCGAATTACTACGAAATCTGGCAGAAGAAGCTGGTTTGCCTGTTACTCTTGATACAGACGACCTTGCAGGAATTAAGACGCATTACTACTGTACCTATCATCAACCTAACAACAATTCAGACCACGTTGATCCATACCCTTACTTAGCAAGCTGGGGCATCAGTCGCAGTCAATTCAAGCACGATATTGAGCATGGCCTGAATGTTGAACCAGGCTGGAAGCAGAACGACACAGGATACTGGTACGTTAAAGAGGATGGATCTTATCCTAAAGAGAAATTCGAGAAAATCAACGATGTGTGGTACTACTTCGATAATTCAGGCTATATGTTGGCAGAACAGTGGAAGAAGCACACAGACGGTCGTTGGTACTGGTTCGATAACTCTGGGCACATGGCTACTGGTTGGAAGAAAGTTGCTGAGAAGTGGTACTATTTCGATGTAGAAGGTGCTATGAAGACAGGTTGGGTTAAGTACAAGGATACTTGGTACTATCTTGATGGCAAAGATGGGAACATGGTATCGAACGCTTTCGTACAATCAGCTGATAAGAAAGGGTGGTACTATCTAAAATCTGACGGATCACTTGCTGATAAGCCTGAATTCGTGGTTGAGCCAGAAGGATTAATT